TCACGTAGATGATACATGTCGTATTCAAACTGTGACTAAAGAAGAAAACGAAAACTATTACAATCTTATCAAAGAGTTTAAGAAAGAAACAGGAATTCCTGTTCTATTCAATACAAGCTTTAATCTAGGTGGTGAGCCTTTAGTAGAAAGTATCGAAGATGCTATTAATACTTTAGAAAACTCGGATATTGAGTATTTGTATTTGCCAACAATTGGTAAAGTTGTAAAGGTACCAAACTAATGATGTGGTTACGTAATCCAGACCAAGAACAATCGCCATACCAATCAGTGATTGACAATGCTCTTAGTGATGAAACTTTAATGAAACTTAGAGCACACATTACAAGGTATGGATTACAAGCTGCTGAAACAGTTTCACATAAAGGGCAAGATGAAACGATTCGTAAAACTAATATTTGCTGGATTAGTGACTTAGAAGAATTGTTTAATGAAGTGTCAAATCATGTAGAGTCTGTAAACAATGGAAAATATAACTATGCACTAAATTATTTAGAAGCCGTTCAATATAGTGAGTATCCAGAAGGACATCATTATGATTGGCATTTAGATAGTTCCTTCAAAGGTAATATGGGAGATGCGAGGAAGCTTTCTTATTCTATATTAGTGAATAGTGAAAAAGAGTTTGAAGGTGGAGATCTACAACTTATGGTTGGACCTGAGGAAATTACTATTCCTCTAACACAAAATCAAATTGTATTCTTTCCTTCATACATCCTACATAGAGTTACACCTGTGACCAAAGGAATCAGGAAAGCTGTAGTAGGCTGGGTCCGAGGACCTGATTTAGTATAATGAGTTGCACCTCATAATACAGAGGGAGGCTTCGGCCTCCCTTTTTTCATGGTAATGTATGTGCAAATTCCATGAGTGTATCATATATTTTAGTTGCTTTTCGATACTTTTCATTTGAAAAGCTATTCCATCTTTTTTCGTCAAACATTCCTGTTTTTACGATAATAGGTTTAAGCTTAGATTTAAGAGCAAACTTTGCATCTATTACTTGATCACCAATATAAAATCCCCCTTTTATAGGAACTCTAAACTCGTCACGTAATCTATCAAACATACCTTTATTAGGTTTTGCATATAAATCATACTTTTCATTTGATGTATTATATAACATACAATCAATACTAGGACAGTTAGCATCTCCTAGTAAGTCAATAACATAACCATTGATGTCTTCTACTTGCTCGTTGGTGAGCTCGCCAGATGCAATGGCAGGTTGATCACAAACCATTGCAATTTTGTACCCTTTTCTTCGAATAATTCCGATAGCGGCAAAGGCACCTTCAATTGGAGTAGCTTCTTCTCTTGATCGAATAGGAATTCCATTCGATTCGAAGAGCACCCCGTCGCGGTCAAAAGCAACAAGAGGCTTATGATACTTATCCATTTTTTGTTCATGCGTTAACTCGAAATCTTCATTAATTGGGTGTTGTGTCGGGGATTCTTCACCCCACATATTAAAGCTCATCAATATACTCCAAAGCGCTTTTCCAATTAAACCCAGGAAGTGTTTCATTAAATTTAGTCATATCAGCCTGTGTAAATGTCTGATATTGATTTCTTAATTCTTCTGGCATAGGAATTTCTACAACATCAACTTCTTCTTTTTCTGCAATCTTAATTGCAATCTCCATAAATGATGTTGCTTTACCAGTGCCAATATTATATATTCCGTCAGGCTTACCTATCATTTGTTCATGCATACGACAAATATCATCGACCCAAACAAAGTCTCGCTTAAAGTTTTCTGAACCTTCAAATACTTCTATTCTACCTTTTTGTTTAGCCATACGCTGAAATAGTGTTACAGGAGATGGTTGTTTTTTGTGTTCTTCACCTTGTCCAAATACATTAAAGTATCTAAAACCTTTTACATTGTCAGGACATCTTCTAATAACTTCATGATCAATTAAATATTTTGACCAAGCATATGCGTTTTCTGGGTATTTCGTTAAACTGTTTTCTTTATAATCCAGTGGATCTGTCTTATTACCATACACTGCTGCAGATGAAGCATAATGCAATTCAATTCCATGTTGATTACATTCGCTAATTAAGTCACATGTAAAATTATAATTGTGCTCCATTAGTACGTCTACATTTCTATACGTTGTAGAAGATATAGCACCTAAATGGAAAACTACATCGAAATCTGAAATAGCCGGAGGTGGAACTTCAAAGTCATATTCATAACCAGTAACATTTTTTCCTTGTTCGCCAAAGTATTGAAATAACCTTTTACCAATAAAGCCATTTGTTCCTGTGATTAAAATTTTATTTTGCTGCATTTCTAGTCTCCTCTATATGATGTACTAGGTTGTTGTAATTAAGCATGTAGGTTCCTGACGTTTCTACAGCTTCACCTGCCATTAGGTTTGCTACAATCACACCTTGATAAACAGGCATATTCATAAAACAACAAATAGCTAGAGCCGCAGTGAATGTATCACCTGCTCCTGTTACGTCTGATACAGATCTTGCTGTAGCAGGGTAATGTTCAATTTGATCACCTATTAATATCACGCCTTCTGCACCAAGCGTAACAATAAAGTTTTCAATATTTAGTTCTTCTCTTACTCGTCTAGCTTCAACTAACATTTGTTTAGGAGTAAGATTTGATTTACCAATATATTCTTCAAATTCTTTTTGATTTGGCTTTAGAATATAAGCATTTTCATAATAAGATAAATGCACTTTAGGATCAACGATACATCTTTTGCTTTTTGATATAATGTTTTGTGGATCTTTTACTGTGCCTTTGTTATAATCAGAAAGAACAACAACTTCATATGGATTGGCGATACTAAAGTCATTTTCAATAACAGTGTCTTCTATATATTGCTCATGATCAATACGAGAAATAACAACGTTGTTTGCAACAACTCTTATTTTGTGTGGCATTATATTTGTTTTATATAATTTGCCTTGTGGCTTAATTTTCTGTAATATATAACTATGAACAGAATCACTATAACCATATAACATCACGTCTTCAGTTGCAGATTTGATGTTCATATATACATTACCGGCTCCACCTAAAGAAAAACGTTTCTTTTTTAATTCTACTACTGGAATAGGAGCTTCTGGTGATAGCCTTGTTGATGAGCCATACCAGTACTCGTCGATAATAATGTCACCTATAACATGAATCATTGGAGAAAATATGTCCCTTCGCGAACTATTGCAAGACATCCACACTGAAGCCGAAAGCAAACCTTGGGCTAAGCTTCTGATGTCTGGTGAAATAACGGCTGAACAATACGGCCTTTATCTTAATCAACAACATATTATGTATACTGCTCTTGAAGATAGAGCAGCTGAAGTTGGTGTACTCGATGACTTTCCTGAATTGCGTAGAGCCGAGATAATTGGCTTTGATAAAATGGGGTATTCTTATCCTGCTAAAGCTATGGCTACTACTAGGAAATATATCGGTTATTGTAAAACTATGAAATATCAACAAGTCTTTGCTCACATGTATGTTAGACATTTTGGCGACATGTTTGGTGGTCAAATGATTAAAAGTAAAATTCCTGACCCGAATTTTAGTGAGGGTGAAAATAACGAATGGCCTAAAGGAACTATGTACGACTTTGACGATGCTCCAAAGACTATTAAACGCTTTAGAGAATATTTGAAGGATGAGTACGAACCCGAAGCTAGAAAATGTTTTCAAATGGCAATTGACCTTTTTACTGAATTGGAAGAATACTTTGATATTCGATAAACTTATTGCTACATCTGAAAGGCTGCAAGCAATATTAGAAGACACGTCAGATCTAAAAATCCAGCATCCTTTCCCTTGGCCAGCATTATCGTATGGCCCTTGTGAAAAATTTAGAAGAGCTGATCTAGACATTATTGACGCTATAGAAGATAAGAAACTCTGGATGATGCATTTAGTTGTGTATCCACATTTAGACGATGGATCTCCTATTTTTGGATTTGATATTATAGCAGGTCCGAAAAAGATCACTGGAGCATTCCATGATTTCTCTCCTGTTGATAATAATAGTTATATTATACCACAGTTTGCAGAGAAAGTAAAGGACTTTATTCCGTCTAAGAAAAGAGAATTGCCAGATTGGGCTAAAAATATTTTCAGTGGTCATATGATCTCAGCTGGTAATGTACGAGACGATGAAGAAATTGACAAGATTATGGAACTAGCAGTTAGTAATCTTAAAATGATTATATCTGAATTAGCTAATCGAGTTGCAGGTCAAGACTGGAGTGTTGAACATGACTGGTATTGCTATAACCAGAAACAGAATCCTCATACGCCTAAAGTTATGGAAAGTCTAGGTGTTGATCCTATAACTGTTAGAAAATATATTGACGAGTGTTTATTTCCTGAGCTTGGCACGAACAGCTCCGACACATGATCCGCCATCACCTGGATTTTCAGGAATCCAACAATCGGGATATAATTTCTTTAAGTGTTGATTAAAGGCACAGCCTCCACTAAAAATAATATTAGTGATTCCTGTTTTGTTTTGCCAATATTCAACCATTCGAGTTATTTGTGTATTAAAAGCATATTGTGTTTCAAATGCAAGTTCATAGTCTCTAGGTGAGTTTCCAAAATACGTATTACCTAAGCCTCTATGCATATTTGGAAGATACATCGGTTTCCATTTGTGGCTAATAATAACTTCTGAAAAAAGTTTATTTCTCACCATTTCGTTTGGTTTACCGTGGCCATCATCATAAAATCTTGAGATCCGACCTTCGTCTTTCCCAGGCTGATAACCTGCTTGTTGTGTCATTGAAGAGAAAAACAAACCCATGCTATCTGGGTATTTAACAGATCCAAGCTTTTTTAATTTATTCTTTTTGCCTTTCCATACTGAAGTACAATCAAATTCACCAATAGCATCTATAACAAAAACTAATGCTTCGTCAAATGGCGATTCATAGTACCACCCAGCATGTGCTTTATGATGAGGAACATACGTCCATTTGCAATCCAATCCAAGAAGATCTAAATAATTTCTTACGTTGTTTCGCTTAATTGGATTTTTTTGTCCTACTAAAAGTTGTCTCATACCTTTTAAGTAAGGATTTTCGTACCAAACAACAAGATCTGGTTTGCCGAATCTTTTACGAGCCTGATCAATTTCTTCTTGATTATGAAACTTTTGCGAACTGTAGTTTGTCATCATTAGTTTATCGTCGTAAAATACAGCAAAGCTAGCGTCATGGCCATTGCCAGACATACCCCAAATTTTCTTACTCATTTTTGACTATCTCCGGGTTCTACTCTATAATTGTCTTCAACTGAATCTGGTGTTGAGACTTCAATAATTACACCTTTGTCTACTAAACAAGTTAGCTTATGCGGTAGCATAGGGGGAATAACTTTAGTAGTTCCTGCTTCTAATACTTCTTCATTTCTAGAAGCATCGTCCGTGTTTATCGTTTCGAGCTTGAAAGTACCTTCTAAGATATGCCAAGTCTCATGCTTCTCTCGGTGTAAATGCATTGAAAAGCTTTTTTGCTGGTTAAAGCGCAATAGTTTTCCACAATACATTTCATTAGTTGCAAAGATGAGTTCACTACCCCACCCTTTATTCACTTCACCCGATAACTGAGTTGCCATCTTTAATCCTTCGTATAAGTCGAGAAGTAGATCTATCGCGTAAGGCTGGAATAATACGTACTTCTGCTAATTCTTTGCCGACTACCTGATCTAGGTTATAATCACCACCTTTAGTAATGATATCGGGCTTTACTTCCTTAATTAAATTCCAAGGAGTTTCTTCATCGAAAATAATAACCTTATCTACACAAGATAAAGCTTCTAATACTTGTTTTCGATCTATATCTATATTATAACATCTATTCTTCAGATTGTACAGGCTTTTATCTGAATTTAGCCCTACAATTAATCTATCACCTAAAGCTCTAGATTGTTGAAGATATTGAACATGGCCAGCGTGTAAGATGTCGAAGCAGCCGTTGGTGAATACAGTAATCATTATAAATAGTACCACAATTAACATTATTTGTACAGGAAAAAATTATGAAACCAGCTTCACGCCAAGATTTGATTGATTACTGTCTTCGTAAACTAGGAAGCCCTGTACTAGAAATCAATGTAGATGGCGATCAGTTAGAAGACCGCGTAGATGAAGCACTCCAAATGTATCAGGAGTTTCATTCTGACGCGACAATCAAAACATACCTAAGGCATCAGGTCACATCATCTGATGTAACTAATAAGTATATACCAATTTCAAACGATGTAGTTTTCGTTTCACGATTATTTCCTCTTGCATCTGCTATGAATACTAGCACAAATATGTTTGGTATTAAATACCAAATGATGCTAAATGACATATCTGACTTGCAAAACTTTTCGGGAGATTTAGCGTATTACGAGCAGATGCAACAGTATTTATCTATGCTTGATATGAAGCTAAATGGGCATCCTCAGGTTACGTTCTCGAGGCATCAAGATAGATTACACATTCATGGCGATTTTGAAGACAAAGATATTAAGGCAGGCGATTACGTTATTGCTGAAGTCTATCAAGTCATCAATCCAGATACTCACACTTCGGTCTATAATGACATGTGGCTAAAGGATTATACTACCGCTCTTATTAAACAACAGTGGGGAGCTAATCTTATTAAGTTTGAAGGAATGCAATTGCCGGGTGGAGTTACACTTAACGGCAGGCAAATTTTCGAAGACGCAATGGCAGACATTGAAAAACTTCAAGAAAGAATCAGACTTGAGCAAGAACTTCCGCCAGACTTCTTTGTAGGATAACACATGGCAACAAATCTTTACTTCAGCGATAAAGTCGTATCAGAACAACGGCTTTATGAAGACATTGTGATTGAATCATTGAAAATGTATGGGCAAGATGTTTATTATTTGCCTCGTACTATTGTCGATAAAGACGAAATTTTCAATGAAGATATTCCGTCTCAGTTTAGCAACGCATATAAAGTCGAAATGTACATCGAAAACGTAGATGGATTTGACGGCGAAGGCGACCTATTCACTAAATTTGGTGTAGAGATTAGAGATGAAGCAACCTTTATTGTTTCGCGAAAAAGATTTGGAAATACTGCTGCACAATACGATAACGAAATAGATGGTGAAAGACCAAGAGAAGGTGATTTAATTTATCTTCCTATGTCTAAATCATTATTTGAAATTTCACACGTTGAAGATGAACAACCATTTTATCAAATAGCTAATCTACCAACTTATAAGTGTAGAGCACAACTCTTCGAATATAGCGGCGAAGATCTCGATACAGGTGTTATTGATATTGATAACATTGAAGTCAATAATACGTATCAATACGTGCTGTATTATACAAAGCCAACAACTGGACTTGCTACATCGACTATATCAGCTGGATCCGTATCGTCAATATCAATTACAGACAGTGGCGATGGGTATAGAGAAACATTCCCAGATCTTACGTTCTCATCTCCTGATAGTGGAACAACTGCAACTGGTACTGCGCAAACGGCGTCTGGTAGAATCACAACTTTAACAATTACAAACCCAGGTTCTGGTTATACATCAGCTCCTACAGTTTCAATTGAAGCTCCACAGGGTGTAGACTTTGATAGAGGTGAGAAAATTATACAGACATTTGCGTCTGGTGTTAAAATGTCTGCTGAAGTTGTTATGCAAAAAGATTCAGACGGTGCAGTATATGTCACACACGTTGGAGCTGACGACGGTAAGTTCCACACATTCGTTGCAGGTAGAGATATTATTGGTCAAACTACAAACGCGATATCTACACTAAAATCTACTTCTGAATTAAATAACATGACTGATACAGAAGATAACTCAGATTTTGATGATGTAGGGGCAGACTTTATTGACTTCAGCGAAAATAATCCTTTTGGAGATCCTGACTAATGTTTGGTAATTATTTCTATCATCAAAGAACAAGAACTGCTGTAGCTACATTTGGTAAACTGTTTAATGATATTTATGTTCTTCGGAAAAATAAAGCAGGTTCAATTGTAAGCACATTAAAGGTTCCACTTTCTTATGGACCAAAACAAAAATTTTTAGAACGTATCGCAGAACAAGCTGATTTGGTTGACGATGACAAGGTTGCTATAAAGCTACCTAGAATGTCATTTGAAATTACTGGTGTTTCATACGATACTTCGCGGCAGCTGCCTAAATCAAATGATTTCAATAGAGCGGGTTCAACTGCAAATACCAGAAACAAATTTAGAAGTGGCCAACCATACGTAATTAATTTTGATTTGTCTGTTTTTGCTAAATCACAAGATGATGCACTACAAATTGTAGAACAAATCATTCCATATTTTTCACCACAATATACTTTAACAATTAAACCATTCGCTGATTTTGATACTATTACTGAAGATGTTCCAATTATCTTAAGTGGAGTTAGTCTTTCAAATGAATACGAAGGTGATGTCGGTGGAAGACAAACAATACAATATAGTTTAGCATTTGAAATGCACATCTATTATCATGGACCAATTAGCGATAACGAGATTGTTCGCAGAGTCGATGCAAATACTTTCCTTATTGGCTCAGGTAATGCTGATTCAGATATTCCTTTAAGCAGAATTACAACTACACCTACTCCAATTGGTGTATCAGCAGATAGTGACTTTGGATTTAGTACAAGTATTGTAGATGCGATTGATAGTGACGCTGGAGTTTAATAATGACAGATTCTGATAAAGACGACAAGCTTGAAAAAGATTTTGAATATTCAAGAGCTACATACTACGAGCTTATCGAAAAAGGAAAAGAAAGTTTAGAATTAGCAATTAGAGTTGCTGAAGAAACAGAACACCCAAGAGCTATTGAGGTTCTAGGTCAAATGCTTAAACACACATCCGAAGTTAATGGACAACTTATGGATTTGAATAAAAAGCAAAGAGCGCTGCTTGATAAACAAGAACAGCTGCTTATTGATAAACAGCAAAATAATATTTTTATTGCGTCTACGACTGAGTTACAAAGAATGCTTAGAGACGATATGAAAGAGGTGATTGAGAATGCCACGGAAAAAGACGGACAGCTACCTAGGTAATCCAAACGTAAAGCGTGAAGGGGTAGATGACCAGTGGGATAAAGAAAAAGTCGAAGAATACAAAAAGTGTATGCTCGATCCAGTTTATTTTGCTAGGACTTACGTAAAAATTGTTCATCTAGATTTAGGATTAGTTCCATTTGAGCTATATCCTTATCAAGAAGAAATGTTTGGTAAATTTAACGAAAATAGGTTTAACATTGTTCTCGCATGTCGTCAATCAGGTAAGTCAATATCTGCCTGCGCCTACTTACTCTGGTACGCGCTATTCAGACCAGAACAAACCATTGCTATCTTGGCTAACAAAGGTGCTACCGCGAGAGAAATGCTTTCGCGTATTACTCTTATGTTGGAAAATATTCCTTTCTTTTTACAACCCGGCACTAAAGCTCTTAATAAAGGTAGTATTGAGTTTGGGAATAATTCTAGGATTCTCGCAGCTGCTACTTCTGGGTCTTCTATCCGTGGTCTTTCTGTCAACCTTCTTTATTTAGATGAGTTTGCTTTTGTAGAAAGAGCTGCTGAATTTTACACCTCAACATATCCTGTTGTGTCTTCTGGCGAAAACACTAAAGTTATTATTACTTCAACAGCAAACGGTGTTGGTAATACTTTCCATAAAATATGGGAAGGTGCAGAGCAAAAGGTAAATGAATTCAAATCGTTTCGTGTTGATTGGTGGGATGTTCCTGGCCGTAACGATGTATGGAAAGAAGAGACAATTAATAATACGTCTCAAATCCAGTTCGATCAAGAGTTTGGTAATACATTCTTTGGAACAGGTGATACGCTTATAAGCGCGGAATGTTTATTGAATTTAAGAGCAATGCAACCTCAACAATCTTTAGAAGGTGGGGAGCTTTTAATTTATAAAGAACCAGAAGCTTCTGGTGATTATTTAATGACAGTTGATGTTGCGAAGGGAAGAGGTCAGGACTATTCTACTTTTACTTTAATCGACATAAGCAAGCGCCCTTTCGAGCAGGTTGCGGTGTATCGAAACAACACTATCTCGCCTTTACTCTTCCCTAACATTATCTATAAGTATGCGAAACTCTACAACGAAGCTTATATTGTGGTTGAGGCAAATGATCAAGGCGGAGTAGTTTGTCATGGATTATATTACGATTTAGAATATGAAAACCTGCATGTAACATCTAGCATAAAATCTAGTTCTCTTGGAATTGAAATGAATAGAAAAGTCAAACGGCTTGGGTGTTCAGCAATTAAAGATTTACTAGAGACTAATAGACTTAATATTATTGATGAAATTACTATTATGGAAATTTCTACATTTGTTTCTAAAGGTATATCATTTGAAGCAAGTGATGGTAACCACGACGATTTAATGATGAATTTAGTCATGTTTGGCTACTTTGTTTCATCACAATTCTTTGGTGATTTAACTGACATTAATATTAAAGACATGCTATTCAGACAAAAAATGAAAGAAATCGAAGACGACTTGCCTCCATTTGGTACTATAGACAATGGTCTACCAGAGTACGTTGAACCGCCAGAAGATGGTGATGGCTGGGCTGTCGAATATGTGAACGACATATAAATTATAAATAGAATCAGGTGAAAAAAAATCGTATTATGTGGTCTTATAAAAAATAATTGAGAGGAAGAAGCAAATGGCATTTTCAGAATCTCCTTCAATTGTAGTCAGAGAGATAGATCTATCCGGTGTCGTGCCGAGTGTTCAATCTTCCACTGGTGCGATTGCAGGTAACTATTCTTGGGGTCCAATTCTTGTTCCGACGAAGGTAGATAACGAAGCAACCTTAGCGGAAAAGTTTGGCGCACCCAACACGACAAACACCTTTGACTTTCATTCAGCATCGTATTTCTTGAAGTATGCAAATACTCTTCAAGTAGTTCGTGTAAATGATTCAAATGGTGACAACGCCTTTATTGGTGGCACTGATTCAAACAGTGCAGAAATTAAATCTTTCGATGACTGGCAAAATGGTCGCGGAGCAGCAATGGATTCTGATGGCAGATTCTTTGTAGCTAAGTGGGCAGGAGCTCTTGGCAACTCACTAAAAATTGAAATTTGTGGTCAAGATTCCAATGATTCAGCCTTTGAAGGATGGACATATAAAAATAATTTTGATGCAGCTCCGGGTACATCGGATTTTGCAAGTAAGAGAAACGCACTTAACGACGAAGTACACGTCGCAATTGTAGATAGAAACGGTAAGTTCACAGGAACTGTTGGTGAAGTTTTAGAAACTTTCCCATTCGTATCTCTCGCTCAGAACGCAATTACACCTGATGGTACATCTAGCTATATTAAGGACGTTATCAACAATAGGTCAGAATATGTTTGGCTTGCTGGATTTGATGCTAACTTTACTGCAGCGAATGCAGGTACAGACGCAGACTCAGCTGATAACTATGCACTAGGAACAGCCCAACCAGATTTCCAACTGGCAAATGGTGCTGATGCTAACTTTAATGGTACAGGTGCATTAGGTAGGTTCCTTGAAGGTTATGACCAGTTCGAAGACAAAGACAATATTGAAATTGATTTCATTATTGCTCCACGTACTCGTACTCGTACAGCTAACACCACAATGACAAATGATCTTGTTTCAATTGCTGAAGCTAGAAAAGATTGTGTGGTTACTACATCCCCTTCACTAGCAGATGTAATTACGTCAACAGATCCGGCAACAAGCACTGTCGAAGCTGCAGCTACTTACACACCATCAAGTTACTTAATCGTAGATAATAACTTCTTTAAGATTTACGATAAGTACAATGATCAATACATTAATATTCCTTCTGCATCATCAACAGCTGGACTCATGGCTGCAACCGACTTTGTCGCT